CTCTATTATAACTGCTGGCATAGTTTTCTGGATTAGGAATATGCTTTTGTCTGTACTCATGAATTTCAATTTGCTTCATTTCATTCCATTTTTCTTCGCCATATTCTTTTACTCCATTGTGCCAAGCCTTATCGCCTGGATATCTTGATTGCCAGAAAGATCTAACTATGTATCTATTTTTTCCAAAAGCTCTTTTAACGCCATGAAAATATGGAGGTCTAGCTGGAAAAACCATCATTTCTCCAGGTCTTGGCTTATAGGAGAATCTTGTATCTGATCCATCTTCTTCTTTAATCACAAAACAAATTTCTCCCTGGTCATAATCATCGTTTAAATATAAAGTTGCAGTTAATTCGAATTTATCTCCTGGCCATGTTTCTTCGCCTATTGTAAAATCAGAATGATAAGCCATTGTAAATGTATCACCATGACCCTGATCTTCTCCAACAGTATATTCGCATATTGCAGGACATGAGCTAATCCAGTTGTTTAACTCCATAGGATGCATTTCTAGCCAATGCTTTGTGTTTTCATAAAAAGATTTTCCATATGCTTCAGCAAATTCTGGGTATTGACTTTGATATATTGCATTTTTCATAAATTGATCATATTCTGGAAAATTTTCATGTATGACTATTCTTTGAGAAGTAGAAAAAGCTTTTCCATATATACCCCAATCATTCCATTGGTGCCCTTCTCCCTCTAAAGCATCTTTGATCCATAATTCTGGATTCTCAAGAGCATTTGGATATAAATGGATTTTAGGATATATCTCTATAAAATTAATTGTCATGGACGTACCTCTCCTGTATGTTCTGCTATTGTCCAAAAGAATGGAATCACATATCTTATCCCAGAAGTTATTTCTGTTACTCCGTGAATAAAATTTTTATCTCCTGGGAAAAAGTATGCCGCTCCTGGTTTTGGCTTGAACTGTACATTTTGATTTGGGAAATACAATTCCCCGCCTTCATAATCGTCATTTAGGTAAAAAAGTCCAGCTAGGTCATAGTATGGGAAATCATTGGGTTTGCCAGCATCTTCTCCTACATGAAGTTCCTTATCTGCATGTGGCTCTTGCTTTTGTCCAGGCAGCCATCTAACTATCGCTGGACTGGTTGGAATTGCATTTACATTAAAGAAATTATCTACCTCTATCTTTAATCTTGAAACCATTTTATCTATGGTTCTGGCTATATCTGGATTCTTTTTATCTAATATGGGTCTTGATGCGACTCTATCTTTCCAGTAGTCTGAATAATATATTACTGTTCCTTCTTCATTATAATGAGTTTCTGTAATATCCCATTCGTCTATAGATCTTGCTTGCTCTGATAAAAACTTTAACTCTTCTTCAGTCATAAAGTTTTCTCTTGCTTGAATTGATTCTGCAGATGATCCAAAAAATCCAGAAGGCGTTATGGACACCCTATTATTTAGCCACTGCATATCATTTGCATAATCTTTTTTCATAAGTATTTCCTTGGCTCCCAAACTTCATTTTTATAAACCCCGCCATCTGGCTTTCTATATTTTTGAGAATTTACTACATTTTTTCTAGCCAGGTCTAGCGGCTTTTCTGAAGCGTATTCGGACTCCCAATCTTCTCTTTTGAAAGGAATTATTTGAGCTATTGGGGTACCTGCTTCTATTATACCAACAAAGCCCTCTTTAACAAAAAATGGCATAGAGCCTGGAAGTATAACCTTATCATTGTCTATAATTCCACTAACGGTTAAAAATGGTAGCTCAAACCTATTTAATGGGTGTGTGTATAGTGCACTATATCCTGGAGGCGTCTCAACTGACCATTCTGGAAACCAAGCAAAATGCTCTTTATAGTATCCTTCTGGATTTTTAAATTGAGGCATTGGATCTCTTTTAGAAACAAATGGTGGATAGAAACTTTTTTCGTTAGGATTATTTAATACTTTAATATCAATTTTACCCTGAGCATTTATAAAAAATTCTAAATCATATGGAGTTACATAAGCATATCCAGTTCCCATTACATCAAATACTGCTGGGCAGGCTTTCCACGTTGGAATCTTTCCTTTATCTGGGCCAATTACAAAATCCCCATTTATATTTTTAAAAAACCTATCTGCCTTTCTATACCAATCTGGTATAGTTTTCATAATTTGTACAGGAGAACCAAAACTTTTTTCATCTAACCATGGTCTGTTTGCAACAAATCTAATTTTATTATTCATTATTATATCTTTCTGAAAAATTGTTTACCTGAAGCTTTAGTGCTTTAACTTCATGTTCTCCTATTTTTTCACCTTTATAATTTACGCCATCTCGATACCAATCAGTCCATATTCCTTTTTGATTTAGTGCTTGTGCAGCTTTTTCATATTCTTTATTTTCATCAGCAAAATTTGGATCATATGGCCAGTCATATATGTCTATCGATTCATTTTTTAACATACCTAAAGATATTGGAACTATAGTTGCTATCGGCTGTCCTGGCTCTATTACTATTTTTTTATTTGGCTGTAATATTTTTATAGCCAAAGGGAGTTCATGGTTATAAAAAGATGTACTCATTAGAGAAGACATTACTTCCCAATCTGGATTAAAGTAATTTACTGGATTTATAGTCCACAAACTAATATTATTTTCAGATTGAAATTTTATTCCTGTAAATATAGATACCGTTCCATGCCCTCTATTGGCATGACAGAAATCTTTTCCTTCAATAATATTTACAGCTTCTCCTGTAGGATTGTCTGATCCATCCCACTCAAAAATAATTTTATTTTTAGAAGAAAGATACCAGCCTATTGTGTTTGCTGTAGTTACTGGAAAACAATGATAAGCATGTCTTGCGCCAGTGCCTTCTGCCCAATCTCTTTGTATTGGCATGGGAGAAATAGAAAGAGATTGATCTGAAAATACAAACCCCTTTAGGATAGACATTAGTCTCCTGTTTCTTGATAAAATTTAGGATTATGATATTTAGAACTATAATCCAACATTGTTACTAGTGAATACTTTGTTCCAGATTTTACTTCCATTGCTTGATGAGGATACATAAAATTAGAAGGGAATACATATAGATCTCCAGCTTTTGGTTTAATGTTTAGTTGCTGTAATCTAAAGTAAAGTTCTCCACCTTCGTAATCATCATTCAAATATGAAACCAATGAAACTGTACAGTTATAAGAATATCCATGATCATGGTGCTCCATAAAGTGATGACCTGGTTCATATTTAATAAAATTAAAAGACTCCCAGTACCTAAGCTCTTGAATATTATACATTTTGCAATAATCTTTTACAGCTTCAGATTTTCTATCATAACAGTCTTGCCATATACCGACAAGGTCTTTTGCTGCCTGCCCTGGATAAGAAATTACATTTTCTTTCTTATATTTAAAATCAACACAATCTCTATATTCTGGCATTCTTTGCATGTATCCAACATACGCTGGTTGCCAATTAAATGCATTATTTTTATCTCCTAATACATTTTCTAGTCTGTTAATTAGATCTAATTCTTTTGGTAATACGTCTCTATATACCCATATACCATTGCCCATATCTTCTTTAATGCTCCAAGTTTGAACTATTTCATTTTCAACTTGATTAGTTACTTCCATTATTGATTTACCTTTACTGCATATGGATTATCTTTATGCGCTAAATCGTTTATGTCCATCATGACAACAACGCAATATTTTGTTCCTGTTTTTATTGGTAATGATGCATGCTCATATATATAATTTGATGGGAATACAGCAATGTCTCCATATTCTGGCTTTACAATAGTATTATCTAGCCTTGGGAAATGTATTTCTCCGCCTTCATAATCATCGTTTAAATAAATTACAGCAGATACTGTACAGACATATCTTGGGCCATGATCTCCATGTATTTTAAACTCTTTACCTTCGCCTTCGTATTTAACAAAATTAAATACCTCATACCAATTTACATTTATACCCCAATACTTAGAGTAGTCATCTACACATTTTTTCAAAACATCAAAAACTAATTCATACATGTCATGTAACTCTGCATTATTTTCATTTCTTGCCCCTAGAGAATTTCGACTCATCTTAAAATCAACACAATCTCTTGCCTTTTTTATTGGGGTTTTTGAATTAGTTACAGTCGCTTCATTCCACCTGTATATTCCTGAACCTACATTTTTTTCTAAAACATCTATAACATACTGTATTTGTTCTTTTGTAAATGCATTTTTATAAACATTAAGCCCAATGCCTGGGTTAGTTACAACTATATTTCCAAATTGTCTATCTATTCTATTGGAAGTTGTTTCTGATCTATCTTTATAAAGCCAGCTGTCGCCGTTATCTTCGTATTGTATTTTTTGGTCCATATTTCTATTATATCATTTTGAATTATTATATTCAATAGCTGAATATAAATATAGGAGGGTTTCCCCTCCTATATTTTACTACATTTTTATTAGAACATTAAGACGTTATCTTTGGTTATTAACCATCCAAATTCTTCTGTCTTAATATCTGCTACTGTTGATTCTCCAGCCTCTGTTATTGAACTTAATTCAACTTCAGAAACATTTCCATTTTCATCAACTTTTAGCATCATAGAGCCTTCTTGTGCTGTTGCTACTTCAGTAGCTACGAACAAGTATCCGAATTTGATAAATATTGGCTGTTGACCAGAGTATCTAGATTCTGAATCATTTAGCTTATATGTCATCTTTTCGCTGTACTCTATTGAAGAAACTTTAGTTTCTACCAACTGTACTTTTTCTGATGTAATTGTTGCGCTTGGGTTTTCATAATTAAAATCATTTGGATGAATTGTAATTAATGTATCTCCAACCTTTACATCTTTGACTTTAATCCAGCCCTTATCTGATAGGACTTCTGAATCTAGTGACACGCACTTGTATGCTGGCACCTTTCCACCGAAGCCTGGGAAGAACGGGAAGAATGGGAAGTATGGGAAGAACGGTGGGAAGTACGGGAAGTATGGGAAGAATGGTGGGAAGTATGGGAAGTATGGGAAGAACGGTGGGAAGTACGGGAAGTATGGGAAGAACGGTGGGAAGTACGGGAAGAATGGGAAGAATGGTGGGAAGTATGGGAAGAATGGGAAGAACGGTGGGAAGTATGGGAAAAATGGTGGGAAGTACGGGAAGAATGGGAAGAACGGTGGGAAGTATGGGAAAAACGGTGGGAAGAACGGGAAGAATGGCGACTGAGTAGTAACCTGATTAGAATTTGCAGAGTAAGATGAATATCCTTGAGCATTTAATGCTGCAACAGAATAAGTCTGACTTGTACCACCTGTTTCTGAAATGGTTGCAGAAGTAGTGCTTGCATTATAATCATAAGTTGGACCATCGCTAGATTTTAATCTATATCCAGTAATTGCTGATCCACCATTATTAGCTGGAGCTGACCAAGAAACTGAATCTTGATTAACTTGAGCTGTTGCTGTTGGTGCTGAAGGAGCTTGCGGCACTGTAATTATTGATACTGCATTTGTTGTAGTACCAGCTGCGTTGCCTGCAGCATTTGAAGCTACTCCAGTAAATGTATAAGTTGTTCCACCAGACAAACCAGTAAATTGATAGTTTGTCATATTTGTGGTTGTTTGAGTTGTTGTTGCTGGGCTAGAAGTCCATGTGATTAATGTTGCTGGGGGAGAATCGGCTGGGACATAGTAGACAATATCCACGGCACCATTTCCATATGGCCTTCCTGTAGTCATAGTTACAGATGTTATGACTATTGGTTTTGGCTCTAAGAAATTATCTTGAGCTGAAGACTTTATACCTCTTCTTTTTGAAATTGCCATGTTTTTATTTCTCCTATATTAATTATGAGCTAGCCAAATCTCCCATTAGAACCCAAGTATTTGCGGCTCTCTTGAAAAGCGTTGCTGATGACCAACGTGCACGTAAATATGCACCTGGTGTTGCATTGACAGTAACTCCAGAAGCTCCTACAATTTGTACGCCACCAGTATTTGTTCTAAGTAGATCAATTGATGTACCTATTGGGAAATTAGTTGTTGCATCAGTAGGAACTGTAACGTTTACCGCAGTTCCTCCAGTATGGCTAATTTCAATCATTTGATCTCTTAATGCTAATCCACCAGTTGATAAATCGTATGCTGCGGAAGCTTGAGTAATTGTTGTTCTGGAAGGAACACCTTCTTTTGTTTGAGTTCCATCTGTAAACGCTATTCCAGAAGCTGCAACAGTTACTGTTCCAGTAAATGTTGGGCTTGCGGTTGGAGCCTTTGCGTTTAATTGAGTCTGAATTGCCGACGTTACACCATCAAGATATCCAATTTCAGTATCAGAAACATTTCCAATGCTTGTTGTGCTTGGAAGAACTACTGTACCAGTAAATGTTGGGCTTGCTGATGGGGCCTTTGTATTAATTTGAGTTTGAATTGCTGATGTGACTCCATCAAGATATCCAATTTCGGTATTAGAAACTGATCCTACAGTTAATGAGCTTGCTGTTAATCCTGCTACCTCAAGATCATCAAGTGATCCTTGTGTAAAGTCTACAGTTGTTGAAGGTTCTGTTGTAACACCTTTGAACAATTTCCACTTATCTGCAGAAACATCTCTTACAATACCTGAATGCTTAGCTGCGCCATCATTGTATGCAACTACAAGACCAAGGTCAACTGTATTTGCTGAATTTTGATGTGCCAGCTGGACCATATTATCTTCAATTGTAATAGATGTTGCGCTTGCATTAAATGTTGTACCGTTTACAGTTAAGTTTCCGTCAACAGTCATATTGCCGTCAACTTCCATGTTTCCAGTAAATGTTTGATCAGCGGCATTTAAATATGCCAGCTGTGCAGTATTTGAAATACCATGTACTGAAGTAGTTGCACTAGTGTGTGCGTCTAAATCAGAGTCTAGAGCCTTAGCGTTTAACTGTGTTTGAATTGCTGAGGTTACACCATCTACATAATTCAATTCTGTTGTGCTTGCTGTAACTCCGTCTAAAATATTTATTTCTGCTGCTGAAGCAGTTACTCCGTCTAGAATATTGAGTTCTGCTGTTGAAGCAGTTACTCCATCTAGGATATTAAGTTCTGCTGCTGAAGCAGTTACATCAACAATATCTGCGGCATTTATTGTAATTGTATTATCTGCTGCTGATAAAGTTTTTCCTGTTAATACCTGGGAGCCAGATAATGTTACTAGGTTTTCAGTATTTGCAATTCCATGTACATTTGTTGTATCAGAATTGTGTGTTGAAACTGCATCATCTGCATATGTTTTTGTAGCCAACGCTGATGTGTCTGCAATTCCATGAACACCTGTAGTATCATTATTATGATTTGTTAAATCTGTATTTGATGCCTTTGTATCAATTTGATTTTGAATTGATGAAGTTACACCGTTAACATATCCAATTTCAGTTGCTGAAACATCACCAATAGAAGTTGTATTTGGTAATACTACTGTTCCTGTGAATGTTGGATTTGCAGAAGGTGATTTCAAATCTAACTGATCTTGAATACTTGCTGTTACACCATCTAGATATTGAATCTCTGTGTCAGAAACTCCTCCAATCGATGTTGTTTGAGGCAATGATATTACGCCAGTAAATACTGCTCCAGCTAGAGGAGCCTTTTCATCAATTTGCTGCTGAATATTTGAAGTTGCACCATTTAAGTAAGATATTTCTGTACCACTTACATTATCTATACTTGTTGTTGATGGCAATACAACATTTCCAGTAAATGTTGGATCTGCTAGAGGAGCTTTCAATGTTTCTAAATTAGATATACTTGTTGCTGTGTTGTTAGTTAAATTAGTAATCTGAGTTTGAACTGCAGAAGTAACTCCATTTAGATATGAAATTTCTTGTGAACTTACATCTCCAATAGACGTTGTGCTTGGAAGAACAATTGTTCCTGTAAATGTTGCACCACCATTTAAATTAGCCTTTGCATTATCTAATGTTGTTTCTAATGCGTCTAAAGCATTTCCTACATATGTAACTGTAGCGATAGCTGAAGTATCTACTTCAATAACATCTTCTGTTTTTGTTAATCCAAATCCTGCAGTAGTTAAATTAGCTCCTGTAAATTTGGTAAAGTTTAGGCTATCTGTTCCAAAAATAATTGATTCATTTGCTCCAGAACCTTCAGAAATCAAAACATATCCATGATTTCCATTAGCAGTTCCTTCTACAACAAATACGAAATCTCCTTCTTTTGATTCAGAAGTTTCGTCAAAATCAGTAGCTCTAGACCATGCACCAGAAGCTACGACATAAATACCATTTGTTGTGGCATCTGTTTGTCCAGCAACCAACACTCTATCTCCTGCTACAAGAGATACTCCATCTACTGTTTGTGTTCCACTTAATGTTATGTTTGAAACAGAAACAACTCTTACTGATTCTTTAACATGTATACCAGCAACTGCTGATTCTAGCTGAGCTGATAATAAATCTAATGCGTTCTGAGTTGCATCTGAAATAGGCTTATTTGCATCAGAAGTATTGTCAACATTTGCTAAACCTACATCTGATTTTGTAATACCTGTTGGATTGTTAATTACTGGAGAAGTTAATACTTTATTAAGTAAAGTTTCAGATCCACTTAATGTAACTAGCTCCCCTGTATCTGCAATTCCATGCACATTTGTTTCATTTCCATTGTGTGTAGAAATTTCATTATCTGTATAATCTGTTGCATTTGTTAACTGAGAAAGAGGAACTAAAACATTTGCATCTAGTGTAGCTACACCTAATGCTGTTCCCTTTTCTGATAGTGGGACATAATCTCCAATAGTATTATTTAGATTATTTCCTAAATTAGTAATTTCATCGTCTACATACTTTTTTGTTGCAGCATCTTGGTTACTATCAGGATCTGCCATACCAGTAACTTTGTTGAATCCCATAGCAATAGCACCACTCATTGTTCCGCCAGCAAGTGCTAGTTTAGTATCTGCATATGTCTTATCGGCAATTACAGAAGTATCAACTGATACTGTTAGGGTATTTGCAGCATCGTTATAATTCTTTGTTATACCTGTTCCTGCCGTTAAAGCTTGATCGATAGAATCCTGGGCAACCTCAGCCAATTCTGCCTTAGTAGCAATCACAGATGTATCTACAGAAACTGTTATTGTATTTGTGCCATCATTATATGACTTAACAATACCTGTTCCAGCAACGAGTGCTGCGTCAATAGCATCTTGTGCTATCTCGCTAATTTCTGGATTATCTGCTGCTATATAGCTTAATGAAGTCCAGCTTGTGGCTCCATCACCAATTTTAATTTTTCTTGAGTCTGTCTCAACTCCAAGCTCGCCAGCTGCCAAAATTGGATTTGCGCTGGTCCATTGAGAGGATGTACCTCTTCTTATTTGTAATCTTACTGTTGCCATTTTATTTTATACCCCTATATTAGAATTATACCATTTGCTAATTTTATCAGGATACTACCCCTGAATCAAATGTTAAAGCAAATGATGAAGTACTTGGGGAACCGCCATCGGCTGATTTAGTTGCTTCAGTGATAACCCCATCCCCACCAACAGAATATATTGGTGCGCCATTGTAGTCAATAGCTAAGTCTATGTCATTAAATCCCATATCGTTTGAATCTGATATATCAATCCACTGACCGTTGACCTGAATTCTTAATTTATTGTTATCTGTATTAAATGCGAGGGGCACTGAGCCTAATGTAACCTGTCCAGATTGGACTACAAGGTTATTTTTTACCTTAAAATCTCTATTTACTGTTGCCACGAGTTCACTGTCCCCCGAATTTTAGGTGGGGTCATTTAGACCCCACCAATTAATTATTTAGTTTTTATACAAGAAGCGTGGCGTGTGCCATTACTTCTGTGTTATTGTTTGCTGGAGTCACACGTAGTCTAACATTTGAGTTGTTAATATCAGCGTCAACTGTCATGAGTGATCCATTTGTTGTTGTTATTGCATATTCGTTAAGGGCAATATTGTCAGATGTATCAAGTGTTAATACTAGCTCTGATAAATGTGTATGTGTTCCATTCTTTGCCTTAACAAGAATTTTAGCTGAGCGGTAATTATTTTTATGCCACTGAACTACTGTTGTAGCCGCTGCTGTGGCAATATTACCAGTTGTACCAGCAATTTGTCTTGAAACTGCATTTACATCAACGTGTTCAAAATCAGTAGTTCCATCTACTAACTTTAATACTTCAGCATCTGTATAAGAATTTGCTGATGTTACTGCATCTGTTTCTGCTGTATCAACATATTGCTTGGTTGCTGCATGTAGAGCATTTACTGGGTCTGCATTAAGTGTTAATGCTCCAGTCATTGTGTCGCCAGCCTTGGCAACCTTTTCTGATAATCCTGTTGTTACTGTTGTAACAAAGTTAGCATCGTCACCAATTGCGGCTGCTAATTCATTTAATGTATCTAACAGGGCTGGTGCAGAATCAACAAGTGCTGCTACCTCTTGATCAACATATGCCTTTGTTGAAATTACGCTAGTGTCAACAGAAATTGCACCTGATGCATCATCATAAGAAAGTCCATTTCCTACGGCATTTCCTACCGCATCCTGTGCTCTTTCATCTGTAAAATATTTATTGGAAGAACCCTCTTCGATGTCATCTGTAGTTAAATCATTTATTTGGTTATCTGTGTATGTATTTGCATTTGCTTCTGCTGAAGAAGCTGCACCATATGCATCATATGTTCCAGAAGTTACATTTATAATACCGTCTGCAGAGTTATATGTAATTCCTGTTCCGCCAGATACGGCATTTCTTGCACGTCCATTTGTGAAATAAAGATTTGAAGACCCTTCTTCAATATCATCTGTATCAAGTGCAGCTATTTCTGAATCTGCATAAGATTTTGCATCTGCCTCTGCCTGATCTGCATATGACTTTGTAGCAATTGTATTATCTACAGAAACTACACCAGTTGAATTATCGTAAGATATTCCTGTTCCGCCAGAAATTGCTTGACGAGCACGTGTATTTGTAAAATAAAGATTAGTTGTACCCTCTGCTAAATCATCTGTATCAGAATCTGCTACACCATTTTCAGCAGTAATTGTAAGTCCAGCACCAGTACCAGTAATTGTAATATTGGTTAAATTAGCATTGGTTAGTAAATCTGCTGCTGATGTCTTAGCACGAGCATCTGTAAAATATTGATTTGTACCTTCTGCAAGGTCGTCTGTATCATGATTTGATAAACTAGAAACTGTACCAGTTACATCACCAGTTACGTTACCAGTTACGTTACCAGATAGGTTTGCTGTTATTGTGCCAGCTGAGAAATTGCCAGATCCGTCACGCTTTACAACAGCGTTTGCGGTATTTGCAGAGGTTGCTTGACCACCAATAAGGTCAATGATATAGCTATCTGATCCGCCCTCTACTAATATATTTTGACCATTTATTGTAGCTGTTGATCCTTCAACTACAAGGCCATTTTTAATTCTAAAGTTTTTGTTAACTGTTGCCACTCTGACAACCCCCTATTTAAGCTTTAAGCGCAGTTCTTACAAATCTGGCTGTAACAGCAGAACTTGTAGGAGTTACGCATAAACTAATTATACCTGCATTTGTTTCAAAAGTGACGGAAGCAAGATTATTTGAGGTATTTGAGATAATGTTACTTTCTGATACGTTAATATCAGTACCATCGTTTAGTACCAAGAAGTCTGAAGTATGGTATTCAGATCCTCTTGATATTTGAAGATTATATTTAATTGTTCTATATACTCCTGCTGCCCACGTATCTACAGCAGTTTTATTTTCTATACCTGTAATAGTAAGGTCATTATTACCTTCTAACCCAAGTAATTCTAGTGTGGAGTCTGATTGATTATCTAGATCAGATAATTGTGATTCTAGCTGAGATACTTTATAGTCTATAGAGGAAGAATCAGAAGAACCGTCAACACCAATTTTTGCTTGAATTGCTTCAATAGCATCATTTACATTTCCGTGTAATGCTGCATGGCCTGCCATGCTGTCTGTGCCATTAGGATTATTTAAATTATCTAAACTTGCTGGGAAATTAGTTGTCAATTTCGCCTCCGTCTAACAATGTTAACTGTACGTAAGAAGCATTGTTATATGTTGAGTCTGGTGCACCACCATCAAATCCTATTATAACAGGAATTTCTTCTTCAACATTAGCTTCATTGTTAATATCTGTATTAAAGTTAATCGTTTCTTGTATGTCAATTGTATGAACATCTCCATCATATGAGTGTGTATGCATATAGAATGGAGCGGGATCAGTAGAGCCTGGAGTTAAATCAACCCAAATTGCACCATTATAAATTTTTATGTTTTTAGAAACTGTATTAAAATAAACATCTCCAGTAGAGCCAGCAATAGGATCTTCTTCTAATGTTACTAAGTTTAATAATGATTTAAGCTTTGGCATTATTAAACCCCTTATCCGATAACGACTACTCTGTAAGCTCCAGCTGAAGGCGCCACCGCAAATTTAATAGTAATTGCAGATGTTGATGTGTGCTCTACGTCTGCCTCTATTTGTGCAAATGGAGAACCTACTTCATAAATTTGTACAGTAACATCTTTTGTTCCAAGATTATGAGTTACAGTATATGATGTTGCTGATGTGCTTAATGTAGCACTATACTTTCTTGTTATCTCATGATAATTTATGCCATCGTTAGTTAATTGCCATTGATCAGAAGATTCACTCCACTTTATATCAACATCATTTTCTAAACCACGATGTACTTTTATGCCTGCATCTACAGAAGGAGAATTCTCCTCTGGCATATCGCTATTTAAGTTAATATAATTATCTGAAATATTAACTTGTGTAGTATTTACAGCATTGATGTTACCAGTAACATTTAAATTACCGCCGACATTTAAGTTATTAGTAATTGTTACATCATCTGGCAATCCAATTGTTACTGCTGCTGTTTCTGATCCAGAACCAGAAACTGTAATTTCATTAGCTGTTCCTTGGATTGTAGCAACATATGCGCCTGTAGTATCGTCGCCAAGTGCTACAGAATTAGGCTGTACGGTTGTGGATATTGTTACATTTTGGCTGCCATCAAATGATACAGAACCAGCAACATCTCCAGATAGAGAAATTGTTCTTGCTGTTTCTAATGTGGAAGCGGTATCTGCATTACCAGTCAGATCTCCAGTAACATTTCCAGTAATTGTTCCAACTACTGTTAGATTTTGATTTGCCTGTATGTTTCCATCAAATGTTGCTGTAGATGCTACGTCTAATGTAGAATTTATATCTACTCCGCCTGCAACTGTTAAGAAACTACCATTTGCAATAATTACATCTTCGTTAAATGTTGCTTCACCATTTACTACGGTTACTCCATCTACAGTTAAAGATGAATTTATGTCTACTGGATCATTAAATGTAGATGAACCTGTAACAGTTAAAGATGTTCCTAATGTTACCGCACCGTCTACGTTTAATGTATTATCAAGATCTACTGCACCAGTAACATTTAGGGAGTCGTTTACTGTAGTAGATCCTTGTATTGTTGTAATTCCAGAAACTTCTAAATTGCCGCCAACAGTTACGTGGGCAGATGTATCTAATGTGGCTGCATTTACATCTGTAACATCTAAAGTTGTTGGAATCGAAAGGGTTACGTCTCCATTGCCAGCTTTAGCTACTGTTATTTGATTTGTTGTTCCTAGAATGTCTGCTACATCGTGCTTATGATCTGCACGTGCAACATAAGGCGAAGTTCCATGACTTACTGCTTCACCAAATTTTAATCTTGTTGTATAATTTCCAACACCAAAGTCACCTGATGCTGTTAACCACTCTGTACCATTCCAAAAATAGAGTAAGTTATCGTTTGAATCGTAATAAATTTGACCAGTTACTGGGCTGCTTGGTGCAACTCCAAGATTCTGGATTCTGGCATTGAGTAATTCGTTTTTATTTAGGTCAATGCTAACCAAAAATTTTCTTGCCATTATTCACTCCCTTTAAGACAGATGCGCTGTCCCTGAAAACGGCTGTGCCATCGTCAGTGTAATTATATTAAGACTATTATAGACTATTCCCGTTTCTAATATGTCGCCGCTACTGGACTTAACTGTTACGTTTGGATGAAAGCCTAAATTATGGACTATTTCTACTGAATATACTCCATCGGCTGGTCCAGTAACTTGAGCAAGCTCCCAAGAATGAGTTAGGGCTATTTGCTTATCTAATATAAAACTATTATTTATATTCCATGTATTGGTATTTGAATCTTTAGGCCCCCAAAATCTAGTTGTTAGCTTATCAAAATAAAAATCTCCAGGGACTCCTAAATTATTTGATGGGTCGCCTTCACCGCTAATAATAGTTCTTCCTGGTGCGCCAGAAGCTCTGACTACAACCAGTGGATTATTTTCAGTTACAATTAATCTTGTTCCCATTAAATTGTCACGGCCCTATTAAGAGTCATATACCCTTCTAAAAGTCTTGTCTTATTTACACTTGGATCTATTAATACCAAATCATATGCAGATTTTGGATAAAACATTTTATTTGTTCTATCTGCTGCAATAGATATTGATAATTTGCCTTCAGTTGGACTTATTGTAATTCCGTCTTGTTCTGTTAATGTAAAAGCTATTTTTTTCCCACCTTGTGTATCTCTTACCTGCATTTTGGCGGTATGAAAATGAAGTTGTATTGGGCTCTCATCCTCGTCTAGATATTGAACCTCAAATGTAAAAGTTGAGTTTTGATCAACTTCAAAATTCTTTTGTGCAGCCATTAAATACCCCTAAAATAGGAAAACTCCTATGCTTTATTTTAGCATAAGAGTTGTCCTAACTTGCTATTGAATTATGCCTTCTTGGTAAATCCAAAACTTGGCTCGTTTGGATTAAGTGCCTTTAAAATAACAGGCAAACATGCTGCAATTCCACCCTTAATTAAATCTCCTGGGTCTGTATTGCCAGTCATATATAGAGCAATAGCGGCACCTAAAAAGTGACGACCATAGCTTGCTAACGCTGCTAGAATTTTTTCTTGCATTGTTACCTTTCCATCATTATTAAGATCTTCTTTCATAAAGACCTCCTTATTCTGGGCCTTGTGCCCAGGAATTTAGGGTTTCCCCTAATTACATTATACTACTAAGCAGAAATATCTACAATCTCACAATTACCATCTGATGTGCAGGCAAGTGTTTGAGTTCCGCTTGTTCCGTCTTCTGTCTCATAAAAAGATAAATCTTCCCAGCGGATTGATGATGGCATTTTAGCAAGAAGCTCTAAATATTCTGTTTCTGTAACTTCTTGATATGGAGCTTGCTTATATGAATGATCTGAATGAGGTAAAAATGAAATTCCAGAAACTTCATCAAAATGTTTCCAAACCCAAGCACCTACATCCATCCATTCATCTTCTTTTACTGATACTGTAATTGATGGTTTATGCTCACACCATGCACGTTGATATACTAGCCAAGTGTTTAAATGATCAATAGCAGTCAAATCATCTCTAACAATTGCACCTTCTGGTGCCTTTACTGGGAATGAAAAAACATAAGTTTGATCTGGCTTCATAAAATCATCTTCGCAAGGAATTCCAACTTCTTTTAAAAATGTTGAAAGTGGATCTTTCTTGTCTCCACGGACTGTTCTAATATAATATGTGGAATGCCAAGGGTGCATGCCAGATGAAACACCAACTAATTGAGAAACTGTTCCTGATGGTTTAACACAAGTTATAGCAGCAGATTCGCTAATACCAATTTTTTCTGCTTCTTCCTTGTTTGTTTCTCTTGCTGCATTTCTTAATTCTGCAAGGTATACCTCTAATTGATCTAAACCCTTTTTACCTGACATAAAAGTATGTCCGAACTGACCAGTTAGAGAGACTCCTAATAAACGTTCCTCTTCTGTATTGTCTTTCCATATTTTTCTAAGGTATTTAAAATCAGTAAGAGTAGATTGCCAAGTTCCTAGTACGGTAGCAAGTCTTACTTTTTTAGATATATCTTCTCTAGTATCTTTTTCTCTAATAACAACTTCTGAAAGATTACAAAATTGGTATGGGCGAAGAATAATTTCAGAGCAAGGATTGGTACCATAATGAATTTCAGGATCTCTTCTACCATATTTAGATGCTTGTGATTGTGCAGCCTTGACATTGTAAATACCTCTTTCTCCAGATTTAGAATCATATAAATTTTTCCATTCAGCAATAAACTGTTCCATTTCTGGTTTGCGAGAGTATGCTACTGAATTGTTTGATAAAGATCTTTGTGAGTTATTTTCCCACCAGTTACCAGATTTTGCCTGAGCCATTTCAATATCATTTATATTGGATAAAGATATCATTGCTGATCTACGAACGCCTCCAACAACAACCACCTCTCCAATTTTACACATAATATCGTGGCACTCTATTGGCTTGAGTTGACGTCCTGATGCTGATTTAAATTTTGCAATAGTAAAATCAAAAAGATTAATAAGAGGTTGTGGTCCAGATGAACGTCCCCCCATAGTTTTAAGACGTGCTCCTGCTGGTCGAAGCTTTGAAACATCAATTGCTGGAACTTGTCCAGCCCAAAGCATTGCAAGAAGCTCACGATATGCCTTAGCCCAACCAGTCTTTGAATCTTCAACTACAATTACAGTTGTAGATTTTTCAAATGATTCTGGAACGGCTGGAAGTTTATTAACATACTTGTATTCTACAGAAAATCCAACGCCAGTTCCACACATAAGAATGTACATTGTTTCATCAAAAGATCTAGGTGAGTCAACTGGAACAAAAGAACAGTTATATCCTGCAACATGATCTCTATCAAGAGCTGGACCAGCAGTCATTACTGCTCTCATTGAAGGCATTACATTTCTATTATATACAGCGTTCTTTAACTCTTCTACAAGTTCTTTTTCTGGAGTATACTTATAGTTATTTAACAAATGTTCAAGCATAAAATTAAAATAACGATCTACAGTCTCTCCCCATTTTTCACGGCGGTTTTCCTCTGGTATCCATCTCGCATATCTAGAT